AATTCGATCAAGCGGGGAGAACCATTCAAGTAAATTCCGAAAATCGCAACCCATATTCGTTACTCCCTGTAACCTTTGTCGATTATAGTACAAGTGCAAGTGATGTAATCCGTGCTGCTATACAGATCGGGATTGCTAATACTGAAATCGCTTTGGCTGAACGCTTTTCTTTTGGGCAGCCGGTAGCAACGGGTATCGAGGAAGCAACCAAGATGAAACTGGGAATAGACCGTGTACTGTTACTCCCGGAAGGTGCAACATTCTCATTCGTGGGAAATCCCGGATCGTTAAAAGATATGATGGAAGTCGTTAAAGGCTTTGCCAATCAAGCAGCGGTGAACAATCATCTGCGTATCAGGTGGGATGAATCAGGTAATCCGCCAAGCGGGACGGCATTGCGTTTACTTGAGATAGAAAATTTAGAATCAAGAATATCAGATATACCTAAATGGAAGGATTGGGAACATGAGAGGTATGAAGTGGATCGCGAGATTATACGCGTTCATACGAATAAAGATATGGGCGAAAATTATGCGGTAGATTTCGCAGAGGTAGAGTTTCCTCAATCGCCACAGGATGAAAGAACACACCTGGAATGGATGATGGACAAAGGATTAATGAGCCGTGAAGATTTGATAAAGCATTATAACCCGGACATAACCGAAGAAGATTTACAGTCACTTATGGAAAGAGTGGACCAAAGCAAACAGGCAGAAGCCGAAGCACAACGCCCGGAAACGGGATTGGAAGGTATCTTTGCCGGATAAAATTGTTCAACACCTTAAAAAACTTGATACGCTTCGGGATAGAATTGATGAAAAGACGGATAGTATGTTTGAATTAATGGCTAAAAATGTTGATTTATTAATGAAAAATCCGAAAAACTTTATGAAAGCAATTTCTGTTGAATTTCTAAAGGAAGAAAAAGACCTATTCTCGAAAGCGAGAAAAGAAGGAAAGCAGTTAAAAAAGATTCTATGATAAAACTTGAAAGAAACTTTAAACCTTTAGATCGGGTAATCCCCGCTGATTTACATGAGCAAATTAATGTTGGAATTGATTTGATTGCTAAAGATATACAGAATGGAATCGAAGGGGGGGCGCAGTTCGGTAAGAGATTTACGCCTAATTCACCGACAACGGAGAAAAGTAAAGGCTTTAACCATCCTTTAAAAGCAACTGGTCTTATGATGGATAAAGATAGAATGATTAAAACCAGAGCAACAAAGCAGAAACAAGAAGGAACATTGCGACCTAATGAAGAACGTATTGATATTGGTTTTTATCATAACGAAGGTAAAGGAGTTCCACTTCGTCCCTGGTTTGGAATATCAGCGGATGCAGAACGAAAAGTAATGACTAAAATAGAAAAAAGTTTTGATCGTGCCATCAACCGACTCTGAAATACCAACACATTTAAGCGATATGTGGATTGTTTTAACAAACGCATTGAATATTGGTGCGCTGCGACAATCATTATCATTGGAAGAAATCATAATGAGAATGAGTTCAAGTGGTATGTCAAAAGGTGTTATTAAAGAAGCATTAATCCGTGATCTTCAAGAAGGTGGGCAAATATTTGGTGATTTTAGGAAACAATTTAAAACTACAATGAAGTGGGGTGTCGAAGAAACATCAAGGCGGGAATCGTTAGATGGTTTGGATGTTAATGCAACCAAATGGGAATGGCTTGGGATCGGCGATAAAAGTATATGCGATAATTGTAAAGATCGCAATGCAATGGGTATAAAAGAATGGACAGATTGGGAAGCAATGGGATTACCGGGTGGCGGTTCAACTATTTGCGGGGCAAATTGTAGATGCAGAATGGTAATTGCTGAATCAGTAGATAAACCGGTAGGTGGAATTGTATTAAAAAAATTATGAAAGATTTAATCAACTCAAACAAGAGGTTAAAATGACAGAAGAAAAAGTCGAAGTCCCAGACGTAAAACAGGACACCACTCCCGTTGCAAGTGAAGAAAAGCAACCCGTCAGTCAAGTTCCTTATGCACGATTTAGCGAACTTGTGGACGAAAAAAACACGTTAAAGGTTGAACTTGATTCTATTAAAAAACAGAACAAGGAACAGGCTGAAAATCGGAAACTGAAGGACATGGAAGAAAAGGGCGAATACGAAAAGATCATGGCGGAAATGACTTCCAAACTTCAAACTGCCGAAACAAAAGCCAAAGCCTTTGATGATTATCAGGCATCCCGGCGAGAGTCGTTATTATCGAAACTGCCTGAAGAAGATCGTGCCGTTTACGATGGACTTCCGTTAGAAAAGTTGGAAGTTCATGTGGAAAAAGTCAATACGAAACCTTCACCGGCTTCCGTTGATAACTCAAAACCAACATCCACCGGCGGATATTCTTCGTTTGAAGAATGGGCAACACTTGATCCTGAAGGATACAAGAAAGCCAACGATCCGCAGCAATCTGGAAAGATTAGACTTGGATATGGATCAGACTGATATATTTAAACAGAAACTCGACCCGGATAATGACTTGCGCCATGAGAAAATAGATGGTGGCGAAGATATTAAGTGTACTTATAAAGGATCACGAGTTACTTATGACGATTACCTCGACATTCACGAAGAACGCGGGGAAAGAGTCCAGAAGGGCAAACCGCCCAGAAGTATTGGTATGTTTAGTGGGTTCGGACCTGGAACAATGAAGAAGCCGTATGATGACTAAATTTTTAACCTACTTAATAGGAGTTTAAGCAAATGGCTTTAACTAATACCTCAACCGCTGCCGGTGGACTCGGAAGAACCATTGGCGATGCGGTTATTGCGTTCAATCATACTAATGTGATGTACCCGCTTGTAACTGTTAAACAGGCTGCAAGGGGATCGAATCATGTTCAGTTCTCTGATTGGACGAAACTCACTTCAAGCAATGTAACTGCCGCGACACAGGCAACTGCTACAACCGCAGTCGCTATTACTACCGCAGCAAGGACGGCAACCATTTCGGAACACGTTATCGAATCACAAGTAAGTGATCTGGTTTTGATGGGTTCTGGAGATGACGTAGAAAATCAAGCCGGTCCGGCTCTTGGTAACGCAGTAGCAGCAAAACTTGATGATGATCTTGTGGAACTTGGTATGGAAATGCCGTCTGCGTAAGTGATTATGCAGATTATTATTGGAATATTAAGCGGGAAACCTAAATGCAAAAGCACAAGGCAATCCGAACCGAAGGCTATTCAAAGAATAGTCAGGGGCAGAGCATAGGCGATGAAAAGATATAATTCGCCCAAGAGATTCCAACAACTCATAAGAGTTGAAAAGATATGCCGATACTTGTTAGAAATGACAAGATGTAAGATAAAAAACTTACTACAACAAATGAAAGGTTTCTCACAAACTGAATGTGGTGCGGGAACGTCCCTGGCACTCTCTCATATCTTTGGTGCAATGCGTCAAAAGGCGCAATTGTTAAGAAATTAATGATTAAAAATCGGATGAATTGCTGGAAATCTAAATTGTTTAAAACAACACGACAATCAGCAGCCAAGCCACAAACGCTTTTGTGGAAGGTTCAGAGACTAATGGGTTTAACAAGCGTGTTATGTAATACCATATTAGCGTCCGACACCGTAGCATTTAATGCCGGTGATGATATAGTCCGTTCCATTGGGAAACCTATGGGTAAAACGCAAATGAGAGCAGCCGGTGCGCCAATGCCGTATTCGTTAGTTTTATCCCCAAAACAAGTTTGGGGTGGAAAAGGAATCATATCCTTGCTTCATAATGTTGCAGTAGATACAACTGGAACTTCAACATCTAACACCGGTAAAGCCGCACCAGTTGGCTTAATGGGTTCTAAAGGTGAAGAAGCCTTCCAGACGGGATTCGTTGGAAATCTCGCAGGATTTTCAATTTACTGGAGTGATCAAATTGATGAGAATGTCAGTTCTGGCGGGGATGCAGCCGGGTTCTCAATGTCTAAAGGCGCAGTTGGTCTTGGCGTGGGTGCTGATGGTCTATTTAGGATCGCAACCCAACGTGAAGAATCAGAACGTATGACAAAGTACGTTGCTACCGGATTTTGGGGCGAAATTGAAGTAAAAGATACCTACGGTGTCTATATCTTGAGTGATGTTTCTTAATCTTAACTGATTAAATGGTGATGGGCGGGGTTTATCCCCGCCTGTTCCAAAGGAGAAAAAATGAGCAAATATTTTAAAAAACCATCGGGTGCTATCGTTGAATACGATGAAATAAATCACGATCTGAAATCACTTCAAGATCGATTCGAAGAATGCAATGCAGACGGAAGTAAAGTCGAGCCAAAGCCGAAGCCTAAAAAAGAAAAAAAAGATTAATTATTAACCAAAATGCCCATGAGATCGACAGGCTCGGTAAGGCATTAAAGGAGAAACAATATGTCAATGAGAGAATATGGCGTTGTTGAAGCGCAGAATTTAGCGATGGGACAGGCCGGATCAATATTCGTAACGGGAACAACTGCCGTTACTTGTGGGGCGGGTTCGGGTGTCTTTGTTGCAATCCAATTTATTGAAGATACAGTATTCGCTTCCGGTAGTGGGGGACTAATCGCAGAAACAGAACAATTATACCCGGATGATACGGGTGCGGGTACATTGATCGATGCTAACGGCGGGGCAGCAATCGATGGTGAAACTTTCCCACAGGGAATGACGATTTACGGAAGATGGACCGGATTTACTTTGGCATCGGGTGCTTGTATAGCATACGTTGGTTAAATGTTAAAATTAGGACTATCAGTATTAACAATACCTAACCAGGTTGCACGATTAGTGCGAGATTTATGGAGAAGTATTAATGACACTTGGGATTTGGAAGAACGCAAGTGGCAAAACATTGTTTAAAAACACTTATAACCATGTCAGACAATTTCGGGCGGTAAGTTATAAGATTAAAAAGGAAATAGGAGAATAAAATGGCAGCTTTAGGCGCACAATCAATCGCCAGTTCGTATGAGCAACTTTTACACGTTGATCGGGACGGTGGCGGTAATTCTACAACACACGTTAGCGTAAAGGACGGCGATAATGGAACGACCTTCGGGTTTACTATCGCATCCGATGCGTTAATGATGTCAAGCACAAACCGATTAGAATTTGGTGATACTGGAACGTATATACATCAGTCCGCTGATGGTGTACTTGATTTAGTATCTGATACAGAGATCGAAATAAACGCAACCACAATCGATATGAACGGTGCGTTGGATTTATCCGGGAATGCACAATTAAGCGGGACAGTAACCGTTGGTGCTGATGGAAGCGGAACAGATGTAATCTTTTATAGCGGAACGGCGGGTGATAATCTTACTTGGGATGCTTCAGCGGAGAAACTAACTATCACCGGGACTGATGGACAAACCTCATTAGATGTTGCCGATGGAAATGTTTCGATTACAGATAATTTAGACGTTGACGGCACAACCAATTTAGATGCCGTTGATATTGATGGGAATGTTCAATTAGATGGCACATTCACGGTAGGAACTGATGGTTCAGGACAGGATGTCATTCTTTATAGTGGTACAGCGGGGGATAACTTTACATGGGATTCATCTGAAGAAAAATTGACTATTACCGGTACAAACGGGCAGACGGCTTTAGATGTTGCCGATGGAAACGTATCGATCGCAGATGATTTGGCAGTTGATGGAACTTCAAATTTAGACAACACAGATATTGATGGAACATTAGCGGTTGACGGCGCAACTATTTCTTTAGATGCAACAACATCTTTTAATATTGATAATACAAATACTTCAAATGGAGTTACTATTAATACGGCAACTTCGGGCGGTCCAATCTCAATCGGGCATACCACTTCAGAAACGACAGTTAATGATAATTTAGTTGTTACTGGTGATATTGATTTAGCGGGAAGTATAGACTGTGATGGAACTGCGAATCTTGATAATACAGACATAGACGGAACATTAACACAAGATGCCGGGAATGTTGTATTTAATGAAGATTCTGGTGATTATGATTTCCGGGTAGAATCAAACGGCA